ATATGATCCTGGGTTGGATGGAGTTGAAACAAAGTCCCAACAAAGTAAATCAAAGTCATCTTGAACTTCAAGTAACCCATCAGCATTTTCTTGTAAGGAACCCATACCTCTAGATGAGACTCCTAATCTAATATTACTTTCAAGTAATGCTTTTAATATATTTCCTGATGGGGTTGGCAATATTTCTATTTTACCCATTACAGTATTTCCATCCCAATATATATCTACAATATTATGTGAGGCATTTTTTAAATTTATTACTGATGATTCTGGATGGTCTAGTTCTCCTAAGGCACGTCTTTCTTTAACACTATCCATGTATTTGTCTATTTCACGTTGCCATAGACTTTTTTTATAATATCTACCATTACCATTTTTAACTTCAGCTGTAGCTAAAATTCCTCCAACAACAGGATTACCTCTATCAGACATTTTACCTTCAGTTAAGGTTAATGATGATTGTTGAAATGTTTGAGTTTCTATAAGTAGTCTATTCATAATTAAGCGTTTCCTAAATCATATTTACTCATTAAATGCTTTTCAACAAATTCTATTTCTTCACCCATATAAGCTGGAAATTCAGAAAGAACATTTTTTAGGGCATCCATATCATCTAAACCATCAGGACTTCCATCTCTTCCTGTTAATCTTTCAAACATCTCTTCAGCTTCATTAGCTATTTTTGTCAGACTTTCTTTTCTGTAATCTACCTCATCATCTTCTTCAAATAATTCAGTGTCAGCTAAATCATCAGCTGCTGTTTTTGCTCTTTCTAATTCATCAGCTAATTCTTTAGCATCATCAGCATCACCTTCAGCTTCAGTTACTGCATCTTCATCAATCACTTCTTTCTTTAAACCTTTTTTCTTGTTAGCTTTAGCTAATATTTTTTCAATTTTTACTTTAGCTTTTTCTAAGACTTTAATATCTTTTCCTATAGCTTTAAGTTTTTTCTTATCTGTTAGATTTTTTAAATCTTCATCTTCATCAAGTCTATTAAGTTGTGATTGACGTTTTTCAATAGCAGCTTCAATTTTTTCTAATTTTGATGCTAAGATTTCAGATTCTGCCTCTTTATCTATTTGTTGTAATTCTTTTTGTACGTTTTCTTGAATCTGTTGTTTAATTAATGTATTGATTACATTACGTAGTTTAGATTCTTCATTAACTGATTCTTTATTTTCATTTAATGTTGTTACATTTTTTACTTCTAAACCTGACCCTTTTATTTTTTTAGGAACTTCCATATATCCAGTCCCAACATCACCTACAGGAAATTTTTTCTTAGTAGCTTCACCATATCCACCACCAGCACCAGCATTTTTTACTTGTGTACCTCTTCCTAGTCCTGGAGCTTCAGTTTCATATCCTAAACCATCAATTCCAAATTGACCATTTTTAGTATAATAGATTGAATCTTTAGCTAAATTTTTAAAGACAATTTTCTTAAGCTCATCCATTGTTTTGTTGGAATTCTTAGGATTTTTCATCTCTGTATAGTATCCTTTCATAACTTGATCAAATATCAAATTATCAGGATTTTCCATATCTTTTCTATCAAAGTTTTTAGAATCATAATCTTTAACTTCTTTTGATACTTCTTTTGTTTCAGCTTTAGTACTATCTTCTTTCTTTTTCTTAGCTTCTTCTAAGAAATTTTCAAAAGCTGTCTCATATGATTCTTTTTGAGGAGAAACTGATTGGTTAACAGCTCCTAAACTAACTAAATTTTCATTAATTATTCCTTTATCTTTTAGGATAGTAGTTACTTCTTTATAAGTAGCAGCATTACGAATCCATTGAGGATAATGTGTTTTAGCCTCTTTTAAGAATACACCTTTGTGTCCTTTTCCTTCTTTTATTAATCTGTGTTGTTCGTTTAAGGTTTTCATTATTTTCCTTTAAGTAAAGTTTTTATATCTTTTATATAATCTAAAATTAAGTCCGTAGAATTAACTATTGCATAAGAACCTGGGTTGGATGAGTAGTACTCAACTGTTTTATTTTTAGCGTTTGAAATTAATGGGGGTAGATCATTTAATTCATTTTCTATTTGATCAAATATATCAATTCTTCCTTTTTGGAATTCATTATATTCACCCTCATATAATTTTTTAACTTCTAAACCTGATCCTTTTATTTTTTTAGGGACTGTCTTATATCCTGTATACCCATAAATATTCTTATCTTTTTTAGAATTAGATTTTTTAGTAAAAGCAAATGGAGTAGCATATTGAGCTCCTTCTCCAGGTGTAAAGGAAGCACCACCTTGTGATGTTGCTGATGCTTCTTTTAATTCTTTATATTTCTTAATTACACGAGAAAATCTATTTCTTAAAGTTTTAGATATTTTTATAAGAGTTTCTGATTCCTCTGGTTGTAATTTACCTTTAAGTTTTGATAGCTTATTTACAATATCATTAATATCATCATAAAGATCCCCTAAATTAGGAGTGTATTTTACAACTGAAGTAACAGAGCCTGTTTCTGGGTCAGGGTCACCAACTTGAGTTATTGTAAAATCTTCAGCTTCTTTTAAAGATTCTATGACTTTATTTATATCTTCTTTAAGCGTGCTCATTAGCTAATTCTAATTCTTTTACTAAATCACAATACTGCAATAGATTTACTAAATGATTATCCGTGATTTTTGGATTTTTAGCTGATGGAGAGATTAATGAAATAATTTCATTAACTTTAATCTTAGTAACTTTATCAGTTACATTTTTATTTAAAGTTTGAAGTTCTTTCTTTAATTCAGAAGTTTTTGATAAATAAAATTCTTTTAACCTAGGTTTATTATCAATAGAATAAATAAGTTCTTTTAGAATTTCTTTTTGACTTTCATTAAGTTCATCATATTTTCCATTAAATTTTTCTAATAGAATTTTATATGTTAAGATCCTTATATCTTTATCCTCTTTTTTAAATTCATTTAAAACATTATCTCTAACTGATTTTTCAGCAATTTGGGCAGCTGTAAGATGTTCTAAAATAGTCATTTTATTATTAATGATATATTCTGGGTTAGTTGCTTTAGATGAATTATAGATTTCTAATAGAGTATAAAAAGCTGCTTGAACTTTATAATGTGGGAGTTTATGATTAAAAAACTCATTTAAATTATAATGTTTTTGAACTTCAGATATTAGATTATATTTTTGTTGTTTAATAATCCTTCTATTAAGATTTTTAGATGATTCAATTAGGGTTGAAATTATTAAATCAGCTCTGGCTTCTGTTAAGCTAGTTTTATTTAGTAATGTCTCATAGAGTTTATACTCTTTTCCTAACTCTGTTTTAACGAAATATTTTTTAAGTATTTCTTTAATTGGAGAATCTTTTCCCTCAAGGGTATCTGATGTTATTTGCCTTACTAGCAATTCAAATAGGATACCGGAGTTTTTATACTTCGAATGTTTAATCTTCATTCTATTGTAATGTTTAATTATAAATATATAAGAAATTGTTATCTATTTGTCTTTACGTATTTGCTTGTCATCTAATAGAGATGATTTATCATTATCCTTTTCAAAAATCATTTGTTTTTGGTTAGTTGGAATTTTATTTAACATCTCTTCTTGTGATTTTGACAAACTCTTTGCTTCTAGAGCTAATGGTGAGTTACCATTATATTTAGGTTTTATTGAATCTGATGAATCATTATCTTTTCTTATACCTGCTCTACCTAGTCTATCTTTTCCAAAAGCATTATCTTGTTTACCTATATTAGATGCTTTTTCTTTAGGTCTACCTAGAGTCTTTTTTTCATTATACCCATCAGGAACATTATCTGGATTAGATTCCATTCTACCTTTACCATATAATGAAGCTAAATCATGTGGTGTACCATAAGATTGACCTGTTGCAGCTGGATCATTTCCTTCATTTTCTATTTGAGTTACTCTAAATCCACGTTTAGCATCTTGTCTAACTAATTCTCTATACTCATCATATTCATCAGAACTGAAGTGGAATATATTTTCATATATCCAATCTGTTGGAATAATTTTACTATCAATCATAGTTTGTGCTAATGCCATTTTTTCAGTCATTAAAGCAATTCTTTCTTGATCATATATAATTGATGGAGTTGTTAATGATAGAGTAAAATTAGTTAAATTTTCATCTCTATATCCTTGGGCATATAAATGTATTAGTGCTATATTGCTAAGTTCAGAAACCATTATTCTTTGAATACGTTCAATTGTACGAGCAAATCTAATATCTTCAGCAGCTAATGTAGCTTTACCTTGTAAATCCTTCTCATATCCTAAAAAGGCTTTAGGTACTTTTAAAGCAGCAAATAATTTATCTCTTAAATACTCAACATCTTGAATACCATCATATTGTAAACCTCCTAAAGTATCAATTTTAGTTGAAGTATCATTTCCTCTAGTTGGAATATAAAAATCTTCAAGCATATTTTGCATATTATACTTTAAATTATATTCACCAGTATCTTGATCAATATGTGGTGTTCGTTTCATTTTAGATATTGTCTTCTGCATAAAGTTTTCTACTTCAGCAGGAGCAATGTTACCTACATTTACATAAAATACACGTTTTTCAGGAGCACGAACAATTCTATGAATTAACATAGCATCCTCCATTAATGTGTATTGTTTAAATAATTTACGAGCAGGCTCAATATATGATCTACCATAAGGAAGAAAATTAGTGTCTGTTAATAATCTAAAATGTGACATTTCATAATTATCAAAAAATATAGCATTTCCACTATCTCCTGTACCTGGTGTGTTGTAGTATCCATAACTAGCAGGTGATACTCCTTCAGGAGAAAATCTAAATCTAATTGAGGATGGATTATCTTTATCAAATCCTTCTTGTCTTTCAATGTGATAAGCAGTATAAGGTATAACATTATATACTCCAAATTTTTCAGCTATTTCTAATTTTAAAAAGAAATCACCATACTTACACATATTTCTAACCCAAGGCCATAAATTAAATTCTATATTTAAAACA